ATAAAGGAAAATAAAATGAGTGATAATAAAAATGAAGTTCAAGAAAGAACAATTAATATTGATGGTAAAGATTATAAAGAAAGTGAATTACCAAATACAGTTATAAACAATATAGCAATACTTTCTGATATTAATAATAAAAAAATGTTAACATCTATTGATTTAGATAAATTAAATATTTTATCAGCTACCTATTCAAAAAGAATATCTGATGAAATGAATAAATTAACTGAATCATCAAAAGAGGAAGATAAAACATTTGAAAATGAAAAAAGTTAATTAAGGAAATAAAATGACTATAAATGATGATGTATATTCAAAAACGCTGAAACACCGTGCGTTATTAACTCTTTACGAAAAGAGATTGGATACTGAAATTTCTAAAATTTTGGCATCACACAAAATAAGATTACAAAGAAAAATACTTAATATGGGTACTACAAATATTAATAAATTAAATAGATCTATTAATATTGAAATTCGTAAAACTTATAAAAAAATATATAAAGAAGGCATTAGTGAATTAAATAAATTAGCAGGAGTAAGTGCTAGGTTTTATAAAAATTTATTTACTAGAGCCTTATTTAATATTTATAGAGCAAAAGGTGTAAATGATACTTTAAAAGTTAATGATTTAATTATAAAATCTAATGGTACATTTGGTTCACAAATTGCTTCTATAAGTATACAACAACAAAGAAAAATAAAAGGCATTGTTAAATCGGGAATGATAGCTAATAAAGCTGTTATAAGTATAGCTAAAGATGTTGGTAAAACAGGATTGAATTTATCATCTGTTCAATTACAAACATTAACAAGAACAGCTATAACTGAAACTTCAAATTATGTATCTAATCAAACTTATAAATTAAATGATGATGTAATTAAAGGTTATCAATATGTTGCAACATTAGATTCAAGAACATCTTTAATTTGTTCTAGATTAGATGGAAAAGTTTATGCATTAAATAATAATATTGCACCAAAACCACCTCAACATTTTAATTGTAGATCAACAACAATACCTATTATTAAATCTGTTAATGAATTATCAAATATTAAAAATAACAGATTACAAAAAAGAAAACTTGCAAACTTATCTAATAGCCGCCGTGCCTCTATTAATGGTCAAGTTCCAGCTAAAACAACATATGCTGAATGGTTAAAAAATCAAAATAATGATGTTAAAATAGCTGTATTAGGAAATAAAAAAAGAGTTGATATATTTAATAAAGGTAAATTAAAATTATCACAATTTTCTAATAAGCAAGGAATTCTTCTTTCTATAGAAGAATTAGAAAAATTGTCAAATTAATTTATGTTTATAAGTTATTGACATTAAAATATAACTAAGGCCGTGTCCAAAGGAAATAAAATGGAAAATAATAAAATACAAGAAACAAAACAAGAAGAAACTAAAACAGAACAAGTAGATATTAAATCTCTTGTAGATGCTGAGGTTTCTAAAGCAATTAAAAATATAAAAAGTAATTTAGATTCTGCATACTCAGAAAGAGATGCTGCATTGGTACAAGTTGAAGAAGCTAAAGCTGATAAACAAAAAGCTGAAATAGAAGCCTTAGAAAAACAAGGTAAACATTCAGAAGTTATGCAAATGAAACTAAATGAAATGAGTGCTAAACTTGAAACTTATGAACAAAGAAACACAGAATTAAGCCGAGATAACGCTGTGCGTTCTCAACTTAACTCTTTAAATTTCCGATCTGATAAAGCAGCTAAAATGGCTTATTCAGATATTGTAGGAAGTTTAAAGAAAGACGCTTCAGGAAATTGGATGCATAAAACTGGCTTAAGTATTGAAGATGCCGTGTCATCATATGCTAAAGACGATAATAATGCATTTTTATTTTCTATAAAAGCAAACGCAGGAACTGGAATTAATCCAGCTAAACCTGCATCAGGAAACAATCCTGTCAAATCTATAAAAGAGATGTCAACTGATGAACTACTTTCAAATATTGAAAAAGGTAACATCAAAGTTGACGGAGAATGGTCTGAATAGATCAAATCTTTTATAATAATAACCGTAACAATTATGTTACATAAATAATAAAAGGAAAAAACAATGGCTGTAACAAGTTCAAATTTTAATAACATAGCTAAGGCTATTTCTGCTTACGCACAAGTAGAAAGAGCAGACGCAGCGTTATTAACTTCTACTGCTTTAGTGGGTTCTGACGCAAGAATCACTGACTCAGGAGAAAATTACACAGGTACATTAAGATGGTTAGATTTTTCTGATCCTACAGGTTTCAATAAACAAAATGAAACTGCATCAGACAAAAACCTAAACACTATGGGTGTATCAAACAAATCTGCAATCTATATTAAAAATATAGATCATATTGCTGCTGAAGAATTATCAGTTCAAAAACTGATTTCTAAAGTAGATGGTTTATCTTATTTAGGTTCTCAATTTGCTTCAGTAAGAGCAAGAAGAGAAGATCTACAATTAAGATCAATTATGAATGGTGTTGCTGATAAAATCTGGGGTTCAACTACTGTTGGTGCTTCTGATGCTGCTGCAACTGTAGGAACGTTTGGTTACTACACTGGTTCAGATTCTAGTTCAAATCCAAATGCTTTATTCTCTTTAGAGACTAACGCAAATAAAAGATCTGCATTTTTTGATGTACTTTTAGATGGCATTACTGCTATTAAAGGTGAATTCGAAGAGCCTTTCTACTACTTAGTAGTTGATACTGCTACTTACAACACTATGAGAAAACAAAACGTTCTTGACGTTGCTCCAGTTGTTGATGGTAACTTTAACTTCAATACTATTCTTGGTGGTAAAATTAGACTTATTGTTAACAACCAATCATTAACTGCAAACATCACTTCTGGTGTAAAAGTTTCTTACTTAGCAAAAGCTTCTGCTGTGCATTATAGTCAAATTGCACAAACGAATCCAACTGCTCTTGAAAGAGATGAATTAGCTGGAAACGGTGGTGGACTAGTAACTATTATCTCAAGATAGGGTAATATTATGCATCCTAAAGGTTTCTCATGGGCTGGATCAGCAACTGCATACCCTGCAAATTCTGACCTTGCACTTGGAACTAACTGGACAGTTCATGCAACTAATGTTAACCAAATGGGTATATTCCCTATATTCCACGGTTAATTATTATAACTATTAGATACGGAGAAATATAATGGCTTTACAAAAAGGAGTTAATTCATTTGTAACTGTACAAGAATCTGATGACTATTTTAATGATAGACTTTATTCAGATACTTGGTTTAGTTCAGATGCATTAGTAGAACAAGCTTTAGTAACAGCCACTGGAATTCTCGATGATATGGATTGGGGTGGAACGGCTACGCCTACTGCCTCATCCCCCTTATCTTGGCCTAGAGATATAACTTATTACGATAATAAGTCAGGCTACTATACAGATTTAGAAGATGATAGATCTACTACTTCTTATGGTACAATTCCAGAAGATATCAAAAAGGCAACTTATGAGTTGGCACTTCATTTAATAAGTAATATGAAAACAGCTGAAAACAATGCATCTGGTGAAAATAAAGTTAAAGACTTAACAGTAGGAGCCGTAAGACTTGTCTTCGATACTGCTAGTGGAGTTGATAATTTTAAAGAATTACCAGATTCTGTAATCACTATCATAACTAAATATTACAATGAAGAATCAACAACCGATAACAGAGGTGTCCGAGTTAGTGGAGGTGCTTAATGAGTTATAAAACACTTATTAACAACAACATCACTAATGCATTTAGTTTAATTGGAGATTTAGCTGAAGACATACAGTTTACAAATATAACCGTTACTGGTTACAATTTTGGTACACAAACTATAAATAGTTCAAGTACATCACCAATTACCATAAAAGGTATTGTCAGCAAAAGTTATAAAACTAATGATGATAAACCAAGATTAAATGCGGATATAATGTTAAAGTCTACTGATATTGATTCTAAAGTTTTAGACAATTATGACAGTGTTATATTTGGCGGTAAAACTTATGCAATTAATAAATATGAAGATAACGGTTATGTTTTAAGTATTCAAGTAGGAAGGGAGATTTAATATGGCAACAATATCACAATTATTGACTTCTGTAGAAAATCTTTTTACTACAAGTACTTGGACTGCAAATAATATAAAAGCATTTCCTGCAAACTATCAAGGCGAATTAAACGCTGATGAATGGGTGCGGGTTAGTGTATTGCCTTTTTCATCCGAACTTGCTTTTAATACTGATGTATCAGCTAATGGTCAAATAGTATGTCAAATCTTTGTGCCTTCAGGCCAAGGAATGAAACGTGCTTATGAGATTGCTGATTTGTTAAAAAGCTTGTTAGATAGGAAAGAAATTTCTGGATATCTGCAAACAACTAATAGCTTTATAACCAATATTGGAGTTGACGTTAAAGATTCAGGTTTATACAACGTGAATTATACTGTCAATTTCATTTCAATTTAACCAAAAATATAAAGGAAAAATACAATGGCTCTAATAACAAATATAGGTGCTGGAATTTTCACTAGTCTGAAATTCAAAGCGGATAATAACTTTACGTTACCAACTAATGACACAACTCACCAAGCATTTATTGCTGCTAGTGGTGACTTTAATGGTAATACTGAAATTACTAATGCAAGAGAATTTCCATCTTTTGGAAAACCTGCTAATATTGTAAATGTACCAAACTACGGTCAATCAATTAGTTCTCAAATTCAAGGACAAGCTGATGCCCCAACTATGGAATTTACAGTAAACTACGTACCAAGTGTACATGGTGCTATCCAAGCACTTGTACAAGATGGTAATACGTATGTATATCAGATAGATCTTAAAAACGCTGAAACAGGTGATAACGCAGCATTTTATGTAAAAGGACAATTTGCATCATTTGAAGTCTCTCCAAACTTGACTGATTCTAATCAGGCAACTATTACGATGAGTACTCAAGGTGATTACGTTGGCCCTTTTGCTGATTAATAAAATATTTATGTTGGGGTGTAAAATCCCCAGCATACAATTAGTATAAGGATAAAAAATGAATGATAATAAACCGTTTAATAAATATTATGTGTTAAGAATAACTTCTTTACATATAAAAAAAGCAATTGATACATCTATTAGAAAAACTTATGAACGTTTAAAAGATGTACCAAGTAAAGTTGAAGTTTTTGAAACATTAGATGTTCTACATAAAATTAGAAAATTAATGGAAGACTTTGAATCAAATAATAAACATTTATATAAAAAACCAGAAGAGGTAGAGAATGAAACATATAAAGATAATAGACATAACGAAGAAAATCCCGTTCATGGGACAGGAAGTGGAAATAAAACAATTGACAGTTAAAGCTGTTAAAGATTTACAAAAAAGTTTAGATGCAAGCAAAGATGATGTATCTGGTTTAGCTACTTTAAGTTCAATATTTAAATCAACTGTAATTGGTGCTGAAACTATGAAAGATAAAGACTTTGAACAATTCCCAATACAAGCATTAACAGAATTGTCAAATGAAATACTTGTTTATAATGGTCTTAGTGCTAAGGATGATAAAGGTGGTGAATTGGGGAAGAAAGATTAGCAGAATATGAAATGGCACATCAATTAGGTGTTACTTTAGATACTATATATAATATGTCATTTAAAGAATACTCTGGTTGGATTGCTTATTTTAATCAAAGACCTTATGGTTGGCGAGATGATCATAGATCTGCTATAATAGCCCAAACAACTTACCAAGGTACTAAACCTTTAAAAATAAAAGATTTGTTTCCATCTTTAAAATTATTAGAAAATGATTCTGAAAATCATAACGTTAAATTAAAAATAGGTTTTGAAGAATTAAAAAATATGGTAAATAAAAAATCTAAAACATAATAGATATGGCGGGTAAAACCGCCTGTCTTGAAAGGTTTTTATGAGAGATACAAAAAAATTAGAAGAATTTATTAAAAATTCAAAAAAAGATTTAAAACAAAAAACCTTATTTAAAGACCTTAAAAAAGAAGTAGAAATTGGTGCTAATGGTACACAAAAATATGTAATTAAAAAGGGAATAAATAAAGGTAAGGTAATTTAAATGGGTATAACTACTATTAATTTAAAATCAGCAGTTAGTGATTTAAAAAAGGATATAGATACTACAGTAGAAAAAGAAATTAGGGCTAGATCTTTAAAAGCATTTGCTGATGTTAAACTAATGACACCTGTCGATACAGGACAAGCTAGAAATAGTTGGTATATTGGTTACACTGAAAAATATTTTAAAGGTAAAGAAGGAAGTAGTTCTAACATACAAATTTTAACACCTAAAAATAAACCACAAGAAATTATTGTAACAAATGGTGTAACTTATATTCAATTTTTAAATAATGGACATTCAAAACAAGCACCTACAAAATTTATAGAAAGCGCTTTTAAAAAGTACTTTGATGAAGTTACTGTTGAAGTAACTGACGGATAATTAACCGAGTATAGATATAATATTATATTAACTTATAGGATTAACACATGGCTGTTAAACTAAACATTACTACTAATGTTACAGGCCAGGGACAGATCACTAAATTAAATAGTGGTTTAACAAAATTAGGAACACAAGCATTAATTGCTAAAAAAAGGCTAGGTAATTTAGAAAGAGCTGCCGCAAAATCAAGAGCAACTTTTTCTGCATTAGGAACAACATTAAAAGTTGGTGTAGCCGCATCATTAGCCGCTGTAACTTTTGGACTTGGAAAATTTGTTAAAGATACATTTGCTGCTGGTAGATTGACTGAATCACTTCAAGTAAGATTTAAACTATTATTTAATTCAGTTAAAGAAGGATCAAAAGCATTTAAAGTAATGAATAATTTTGCTTCTAAAGTACCGTTTTCTCTAGAAGCTATTGCAGCGGGTTCAGGTAATTTAGCTGTTATATCTAAAGATGCTGGTGATTTAAATAAAATATTAGAAGTAACTGGTAATGTTGCTGCAGCTACAGGATTAGATTTTAGACAAACTGCTGAACAAATTCAAAGAGCATTTGCTGGTGGTATTGCTGCCGCTGATGTATTTAGAGAGCGTGGTGTTAGAGCCATGTTGGGTTTTGAAGCAGGTGCAAAAGTTTCAATAGAAGAAACAAGAAAAAAATTTTTTGAAGTATTTGCTAATGGTGGACAATTTTCTAAAGCAACAGGAGATTTTGAAAAAACATTAGAAGCACAAGTTTCATTTGTAGAAGATGCTTATTTCAGATTTAGACAAGCAGCAGCAGTTCCTTTATTTGCAGGTGTTAAAGCACAGTTAGTAGAATTAGTTGGTAATTTTAAAGAGAATGATGCTCAATTAAAAATATTAGCTGAAAGAATTGGTAAAAGTCTTGCTAATGGATTTAAAAATTTAGGGAAATTTATAAAACTTATTGTTGAAAATTTTGATAGTCTTGTAAAAGCTGTTAAAATATTTTTAGCTTTAAAAATAGTAAGCTTTATTGGAGGTATTGGTGCTCAATTAGTTATAATGGGAACAGCTGCTAAAGGGGCAACAGGCGCTATGGCAGCTTTGAATATATCTATGAGAGCAAATCCATTAGGTTTATTTATTACAGGTGTACAACTTGCTGCTGCAGGAATTATTATTTTTAAAGATGAAATAGGTAATTTAATAAATGGAGCATTAAAAAATTTTAGTATAAATTTAAGAAAAATGAAAATAAGTTTCTTAAAATTTAGAAACTTATTTAATCGTGGCCTTGATAAAGATGCTAATGTTGCTGCTATACAAATATTAGAAGCTGAAATAAGAGGATTAACAGTTAGTTGGGATGAAGCGACTGAGGCTAAATTTTCTTATTTAAAAGGTTCTAGATTTGATGATAACACAAAGGCTATTGAAAAATCAATTAAGGCACAAAACGATGCTTCTGCTCAAAACAGAAAACAAATTGTTCAAGATATTAAAGACCGTAGAGCAAATTCACAAGCTTTAGAATTAGCTGAATCTATGAAAACTAAGTTTAGAATGAGAAAAAGATTTAGTGGTATAGATGCAGGTGGTAGTAATCCTGAAAAAGATCAAATAGATATATTGGCTGATGCACATATAAAAGCACATCAAAAAAGATTAGGTCAAGTAAAAGAATATAGAGCACAATTAAGTTTAATTGGTGTTGACAGTAAAATAATTGGCGGAATAATTGGAGATACATGGCTTCAAGGAATAAAAGAAGGTAATTCATTATTAGAAACAACTAAAAACGCATTTAAAAATGTATTAGTTAGTATATCAGATACAATCGTTAAAAGATCTGCTGAATTGTTAGTTGAAAAATTATTTAATACATTTTTAGATCAAAGAATAATGAAACAAAAAGTTTTAAACTCAGCTACGTCTGAACAAGGTAATATTATGAGCAGTTTAATATCTAAATCTAGTTCTTTATTTAGTTCTATGGGTGGTAGTAAAATAGGTGGTTTATTTAGTAGTTTATTTGGAGGAGGTGGAGGATCTAATCTTATGGGATTAGGTTCAAAAAAAGGGTTTTTTGGTATGAATAAAGGTGGTGTTGTACCTGGTGGTGCACCATACACTGATAGAATACCTACTATGTTAACACCTGGAGAGGTTGTTATACCTAGAAATAAAACTGATAATACAATGGGATCAACTAATATAACAAATATTAATATAAGCGGTAATGTAGATCAAAGATCAATTGATCAAATAAAAGGTGTAATAGCCCAATCATCTGCTGAAGTAGGTGGTGCAAATAGAACATTTCAAAGAAATTCACAAGGCGTAAGGGGAAGAGGTAGATAATGGCAACAAGTTCAATATTCAAATATGCTAACGACATATCAATAAATAGATCTGCTCCTTCTGCTAGGTCTGTTAGTACTGGTGGTTATGCAAGAACGCATAGATTAGGCCCAAGTATTATATCATTAGATGTAGATCTTCCTATTTTATCTGAAGAACAATATTTAGAAGTTGAGAATGAATTATTTTCA